GGTTAGAAGCCTTCGTCATTCTTTTCATCATCGTCATTTTTCTCTGAGATCAGAGCATAAATGACAACTACTACAAACACAACAACCAGCAAGGGACCAAGGATGGTTCCTACTACTGTCATGAATGCAAGAAATCCAAAAGCAAAACCAGCAATTAGAATTGCACCAATTATATTGGCGAGATCCTTCATTACTTACTGCTTATCACGTTCTACTAAAGCACGACGTAATTCAGGAACAGCATTCTTGATTTCTCCAAGTGCTTTACGAACTCTGCCTGAAGCAGTTTTCATGTGCTCTCCATCTACAGTATCAACCTTTAATAGGTCTTCCTGAAGAGTTTCAATTGTCGCTTTAAGTTCATCTATTGTCATAATGTATTTCTCCTTTAAGTGTATCTCTACACGCACAGAGGTTTCGACATTCCCCTCCACATGTAGAAGGGTTGGGTTTAGAACCACTCTTGTCTGGTCATCATCCACAAGGTATCCATTCTCTACAAGTAGATCCTGTAACCATTTATATGGGAATGCCAGATTATCGCTGTCTATTTTCACACCGTTTTTCCTAAGAATAGTATATTCTATGTCGGCTTTAGTGTATGGATTGTCGTCATCCACTGGAGGCAAGCTCCAATCCGAAAGTTGAGCTTTGAATTCATCTTTTAGTTTTGTCTTTGCAAACTTCCACCATTTGGGTACATTGTTAAGTGTAACCATTTGGGGATTCTTAATACCAAAACTGGGAGGCACAAATATAAAGTTTAATTTGCGTTCCCCCATGAATCACCACCCAGAGGTTTTAGCGGCTTCAGAACCGCCTGTAACAGGAGCTCCAGTTGTGGGTGCAGCAGCACTAGCTTTGAGTTTTTTGAGGGGATTCTTTTCAAGTGATTCAGTAACTTTTTCAGCCAAGTCTTCACCGTTCCCACTTTTTCCGTTGGCATCAAGAAAGTATTTAATATCATTCTTGATTGATACTTCGCCGTTGTAGAAATTTTCATATTGGTTTACACCAATTTGTAGTTTCTTCCCTTGTATCGATTCAATGCAAAGAGCTTTAATCTTGGTTCCAAAATGTTCAACTTCTCCTTGAACTGCATTTGGATCTTTAACGCCAATGGCATCTAAGAATAGTCTCATCTTCTGCACGCCTGGCAGTGACACTTCTTTACCTTGTTTTGATGTGTAGGTAGATTTATTACCTTTCAAATCTCCGCTAGCTACGCAATTGGAGTAATGGAAGGTTGTTTCATCTGCTAATTTGAAATCTACTTCAAGCATATTTGCACCTGAATCTGTCTTTCTAATATAAGCTTTATCAACTGCTGCAATATATAATCCTGATTCCTTTAGGAACCCTTCTGCACGTACTTCTTCTGGTTCGATACTAGCGAACTCCTCTGGTTGAATATTCAATTGACCTAATAATGTAGCCATATTATGACTCCTTTGTTGTTTGATTAGAACCAACCTCATGTCTTTGTAATCGTACAAATATGAAGGTGGTTCTTGTGGTTGGGGCAAAAGGAATCGAACCTCTACTCTTGGTACCAAAAACCAATGCACTGCCGTTATGCGATGCCCCAAGAACCAGCTCCATCATAATGACCATCCGGCTAACTAGCAGGGACGGGTTCATTCCCTGGCTTATTGCACTAGGAGTACTGGTAATTTAAGTAGTTTATTCTATGACCGTGGAAAACTACTGTTACATTAAAAAACGTAGTATATTTTTTAGTGTCTCTGATACCAATGAGACAGTTCGGGAGGCATTAAGGCTATTAACCCACCTGCCCCATAAATATACAACCCCTAACTCACGCTAGGGTTTATCGCACTGTTCGCGATGGTCAAATTTTTTACCTCAAAATGAGATACTATGTCTACCTGCTTATAGTTGCAGTAACTTTATTTGGTGAACCACTGGAGTATTAGGCTCTGATGGTTCATAGGTGGCAGTTACTTTCTACTGCCAAGTCAAAAAAAATTATGTAGTGCGTTCACTATTTAGTGCATAGCTGCTATCTCTGGACTTACAACTAACACCGAGATCCTCAGCGATGATGCCAGGGCGGTTCTAATCATCTTCATACTTGTCGATAGCATCGAAGATAAGAGTAATGTCATTTGGGACTACATATGGTTCCGGGAACATTTCTTCCGGGGTCTTAACAGAAAGTCCTGTTGTTTCTTTTGTTTTTTCTACTTGGAATCTATATCCTACTCCTGTTGCTGATTCTTCATCATCAAAAGATTCTACATATACGACTACCGAGAACCAACTCTCTATACCTACTGATTTTGTTGCACCTTTTACAAAAGCCTTAGTTGGAGTCTTGAAATTTTCAGTTTCCCCTTCCATAATATGTGACATAAATATCCACGATTTTTTACTTACATTGTTTGCATAATGCAGTAGATCTTGTAGTGCAGCTTGATATGTTTTTCCCCAGGCAGATCGACTGTCTGCAGATTCAATAACATGCTTTTGCTCAAGTATTCTAAGCCAATGAGATAATGTATCAATTATGATATATTCAATCTTTGGATCCTCTTCAAGAGCACGAATACCCTGAAGAACTTCCAATGGATCTGATGGAACAATGTATTTAGCTATTTTGTTCTTACCCTTAAATGGAAACATACTTTTCCCATCATTGTCAATATATGCAATTTTGTCACCATGTTCTTGAACAAGTTTCTTTATTGCATAAGTCTTGCCTCCACCAGAATTACCTAGTAGAAGTACTGACTTTTTATTACGAGTTTCTTCCATCTTCTTCCTTTTCTTCTGTTTGATTGATCATTGATTCAATGAATTCATTTAGTCCTTTCATCTTCTCTTTACAGTCTTCACATTCTAGCAATCCAAGTCTTTTCATTCTCATAGCGAGAATATTAAGATATGATACCATTATTGCATGTTGAGTCATTAATAAGTCTCTGTCTGGTTCTGGTAAGTCTTTAAAGTTTCCATGTGTTCCACTGATAAATGATTCTAGTTCATCTACTTTTTTATCTAATTTTTTCTCTTCTTTTACTAATCTATCTTTCCATGTTTTTGCCATCTAAAATCCTTTTGAGTCAAAAGTTACTATCTCTAGTACTTTTTCTATTTGTTCTGGGTTTAACCCATACTCTTTCATCTTCTGAGCCTGTAACTGTATATTCGTTACAATACTGTTCTTACTGCACAGAACCAACTCAGCATGGTACTCAAACTTACCATTTTCCTCATTGAGTTCCATTTGAATGAAGTCCATCTCATCGATGCTCTTCATAAGTTCTCTCTTGAGTTCAGATCCTATCTCTTGATGAAGCATTTCTTCCACATCTTCTACTGGTTCGTTGGCAACTATACTAGCGTCAACAGAACCGTTCATACTAATTTCTATAATAACACACCTCCTATTTGATTTCTGTCAAAAGACAGTTTGCATTGGCTACGTGGGCCAAAAACAATGATGGTTCATGAAACATATCAATATGTACCATATATCTTGTTTTTGTCTCTTGTGATTCAACAGTATATTGCCTATCATTATATTTTTTCACTGCAACTAGGACTTCCCCTGGTAAGTGATTACATTTATACTTTCCGTTTTGTTTCATTTAGTCTCCCATTCTATTGTTATCTTTACTTTTGTTCCTTCAGGTATAAAATTCATATATTTTAAATATCCTGATGTAATTGAATAATTAAAATCAAATGATGGCTTTAGTATATTATTCTAAAGAATTGTTGCTTCTGTTGAAAGTTGATGATGAAATTTTTCATAATGTTTTATTTCACATTCCATTGGTTTCTTTAATTGTATTCTCATTGCATTTTTTCCTCTTTGATATTTACTCTTTTACCTTTTATAGTTTCATCATATGAAATAACGAATTCACCTTTCGATGTTTTCCACTCGTATGATTTTGCTATGTTGGTTCCGGACATCAAGTCCTGAAAGAATATATCAACTGTTGCTGAGCATTTCTGACAAGTATATAGGTGATCCCAGCTACCAGCTTCTGATATTTTCATATCTCCTCCACATAGACATTTCATTTAGTCTCCTTGGAATTGGCCCGATATGCTTCTTGTTGCAGAACCATCATCATTTATTGCGTATCCTAGTGCTCTTGCAGATGCAACAAAGAAAGACAATCTTATTTTTGATTGTTCTTCCTGTTCACTTAGTTCTGAGTTTTGAGATATGTCCTTAAGCCACTTGAGCTCTCTTTTGTTTAGCGTCATTGTTAATGTTGGTTCTGATTTTTCTATTGTCATCTTATGCTCCTGATTATACTATTAATGTGCTGTTGAGTTAATGGATTTGTTAGCATTTCATTTGTCTGGTTCACTATGTCCATATCACCACCAATATCCTTTAAGAAGAACGCCAGCTTCATTATACTGTCGTGTCTATTTCCATCTAAACCATTGACAAGTACATACTTTTGCATACCATATATTCTTCTTGATAATTCATCATCATCTGCCAACTCAAGCTTCTCAAGTTTAGGTAATATTGCTTCTGATGTTTCTGTATCTGGAAGACAACATCTTATGTCTAAAAGGTCTCCCTCTTTTTTGACTGTTACTTCTGCTTTAGTGTTTGTGAACCAGAGTCTTGATACATTTGATGTTTGCTTATCAAAGGCTCCAAGTCCAAGTACCTCTGCAATATTAAGATACAATTGAGCATGCTCATCTGGTTCTACAAAGAATGTAGTCTTTGTTGGGATTAGAATTCTAAATCTCTCACAGGTTAAACCATTCTTGTCGATGTTGTGACTCTTTGTTGTATATAGAATGTATTGGTATTCTGAGAGCCTTTGTTTTGCTTCTGCAATGGTTAGACTATCATCTATATCAAAGGCTATCATATTCTCTCCAGAAATGAAGTTATCCTTCTTTCTATGTCCGGTTTCGTCACCATCTTTAATTGGTTGAAAATGAGCTAATAAGAATGATGATACATTTGGAGCAGATACAATTCTTTCTATACTTGAACCATCGCCAAAGAAAGGTACAAATTTTGAATAGTATTTTGTTTCTTTCTTTGGGTCATTTACTGTTTGAGCTGATTGAGATACAATCATCTTGTCAAGCTTATTAATTTCAAGCTCTTTTAGAACCAGGGCGTGTTTACCTTTCTCTCTTATTTGCATGTTTTTACGATATGCATATTCAGATAGGTAATCTACTTGAAGTTCTTTTTCTGTTTTGTTTGCAAATGATATGCCACGTTCAATGAATTCGGTAACAGTTAGTCCTCCTTTTTCAATGAGTAGCTCTTCATACATTGAGATATATTGCTGTTTAGGCATGACTACACTTTTCATTGCATTGTCACTATTCTCTGACCATTCAATTGCAAAATTTACATCTGATTGTTCTATGACTTGGTTCATGTTTGCCATTGCAGATAATGCAGCGAGTCTTTCGATTTTATCGATATTTGAAATCTTGATTCTGCTCCAGTCAGTCATTTTTTTATTGTATTCCTCTATTAACTCTTCGGAATATTCTACGATTCTTTTTGTTGCATCTTCTGAGAAGATCATTTGTTTATTAGCTGTAGCTGATATAGCAATTCTAATTTCAGAACCAGTGCTCAAGTCTTCTTCGAATGTACTGTTTCCTCTGTATGGTTCTATTGGTGATTTCTCTTCCCATACAAAATAAGTTCTTCTTGCTAATCCTGATTCAATAGAACCAGCCAAGTTATGATGTTTCTTTTGATCTCTTACAAATGGAGCTGGAGAACCAAATAGTAGAATATTTGTTGGAACATTATTCACTGGTTTATATTTTTCGTTTACATTTGTAGACCCATCTGCTTTAGCATCTTGCCATAATGTTGTAAGTAGTGACAGTGATGTTACATTCATGAGCTCATCACCAAACTCTGTTGAGATAACATTGAGTGACCCAAGACTGGTTCTGTTATAGAAGTTTGCTGTACGCATCATACCTTCTTTTGTTCCCTGTAGTGCAACCTTATATTGTGTTGGAACTATATAGTCCGCTGCATCGTTCACAATATCTCCTGTTGGAAGTGGACTATTTCCAGCTTCAAAGTTTGCTATTACTTTTCTAATGTATGGAGTCTTACCTGATTCTTCTTCTATTTTTGTTATACCTATTAACTCTTCTGCAATAGCTAGAGTTAAATCTTTTCCGTCTCCACTCATTGCAAATGTGATACCGAAATAGTTTACATATCTCTTGGTATCTTCATTTCCTATATATGCTCTTGCGTAGGACGACAATGAAGATAGAGCGAATAAAATGCTATTCATAGCAATATGCTTACTTATCTTCTTTCTCGCTCTAAATGAGGCTTCTCGTGCCACTATATCGGCTAATCTGTTTAGCATTTATTCTCCTTGTGTTAGTCTTTTAGCATATCTTTTATTGTTTTGTATGCTTCTGTAATATCTCTGAACATATCTACATTTCCATCATTTCCAACTTTGTCTGGATGATGTTGTTTTATGAGGTCTTTATAATTTCTTTTTACCTCTTCGATTGTTGGTTTTTCCATTGTTGGCAACTTTAGTAGAACCAATGCTTTTTGTAGGTTTGGTTTCATTTCGTTAAAAAGTCTATTGTTTTGTTCTTTTGCTTTTTTTGCTTTATCCGCTGCAAGTAGAACAGATAATATTGTTAAGTGAAGTTTTTTGACCGGGTCATATGTTTTTATTATCTTGTTCAGTCTATCGATTTCTTTACTCTTTTCTTTATTTTCTTCTGTCATAATTGTAAGAAGATTTTTTAAGCTTGCATTTGTTTCTCTGCATTCTTTAAGATTTTTTGGAACATCTTCTTCTTCTTTTTTCTTTGCTAAAGCAATCTTTGTTCTTTTTTCTGTAGGTGTTTCTTTTTTAAAGTAGTCTACAATATTTTTTTCACTTGCTCCACCACTTAACATTTCAAGTGGTTTTATCATTCCTTTTTTTCCTACAAAAGGAAAAACCTTCTTTTTGAACTCAAAGGATGTTTTCAGAAAAATGTCTATAAGTTCTTTTGTTCTTTGAGCTATCTCTCTTTTTGTTCCTTTTTTTACATGTGTATATCTTGGTAGCTTTTCTCTTATCTGTTTATTCATTTGTGCTTCCGTAATATCATTCATTGAGTTTTCCTCTTTTTGTTTGATATATTCCTCTATTTCTTTCGCAGTTGGATTATCTTTATTTGTGAAGTTTTTTACTTCTGTATATTGTTCTGCTTTGTTTTCAATAGTTTCACCACTCAATGCTCTAAATGGTCTTTCTGTATTTGGTAGAGAATCGGGAGCCATGGCTCCCGATTTTGCTTCATAGAAATTTATTTTTTGATTTGCATATCTTTTGGATATTCCTACTTTTTTACAAAAATCATTCCATCCTTTTTGAGAATCTTTATGAACTTCTGTTTTAGCAAGGAATAATCCATAGTCTTTAAAGTTGTCTCCGATTTTGATAAGGTCAATACAAACCGTTTCTGTTATCTCTTGACTCTCTACTTCTTCTCTTACAAGGTCAAGGTCACTATGTATTGACATTTTCCTCTCCTTCTTCCTCTTCTTCTTCCATTGGAATTACTATCAGTTGACCTGTTTCTCCCAATCTCGTTATTAATGCTTTTGCTGTTTTGCCATATCTTCCATGTTCAAGCTTTAGCATTTCATTATGCTCTCTTTCTTCACAGGCATCCACAATTCTTTGCCAAGTTGATTTAAACAGTGGGTGAATTGTATCCCAGTATACTCCTCCGCCTCTTCCGTCATGATTGCTCGCTCTGTTCTGAAAAACAATTTTATCTGTGTTCATGTTAAAGGTGTCTCCCACAGCTAAATTGTTTGATTCCATTATTCCAGATAAAGTGATATTGTTTTTATCATCTGTCCATCCTTTTGTTCTTAGCTGTCTCATTGCATCCATTCCGTTTATGTTGTATCTTTGAGCAAGTTTCATTGTTGACAATCCACGGTCATTGTTATTTTGATTTTTGAAATCTACAATTATTTCTGTTGCATCCATTCCGTAAACTATTTCTATTTTTTTTAATTGTGTTACGGCGGATATGATATCTCTCTGTCTCATATCCTCTACTGCTTCTATTGCGAGTTCATTTATGGCTCTATTTTCTTCTGTGTTGAATATTGTAATTTCACTCATCTATTTTTCCTTTGTTTGATTTGGTTAGCCATAAGGCACTTATAATACAGAACCAGTGTCTGCTGTTGTTTTTGTTTTTTTTGTTTCTTCTGTTGGTGCTCTACTCTTTACCCATTGAGTATTATTTTCTATCTCTTCTGGTAGAACCAATTGATATCTTGTATAGCCAAAGCTATTGTTTTTTGATGTTTGTTGATATTCTAATAGTCCTAAATTCTTTAATGCTGTTACATGTCTTTTTCTTGTTGATGCTGACATGTGAGAATCAAATACTTTTGTATTTATGAATCCAAATCTTTTTTTATATTGAAAGGTGTTTTCGAGTATAATATCAATTACCAATAGATATTTTCTCGCTTCAGGGTGTTCTTTGCGTATCCATTGCAGATAAGCACCTTGAACCACTCTGCCATCAATCCACTTCGTTTCGTTTTGATTCCTCAAGAACCAACCTTCTAACCATCTGACTTACATTTGTACTATTTCCTTTTGCTAGTGTTTTTAGCTTTTCAAGAAGTTCGTCATCTATAAGTATTGTTACTCTATTCATATATTCTCCTTTATTTTGGATACTCGATATTGTATCTTTGTTATACTTAAATTATAATTTTATTATAATAACTCCCGTAGTATCAAAAAGAACCTACTAAGCGTAGTATCAAATTGATACTACTAAGCCGTAGTGTCAAAATGATACTACTAAGAGCGTAGTATCAAAAAGAACCTACTAATTGTATTAAATACAATTCTAAAGGAATTGTATTAAAGTAACTCAACAGACCACTCCGTAAACTACGTGGTCTGGGAATGGTCTGTTGAGCTACTGATAAACGCACCAGGGGAAATCAATTCCTGGCTTGTTGAAAGGAATAAATAAAAATACACACATACGAGGTCAAACATAACCTCTTACCGACTTACGCATAGATATGTTCTGAGTCCATACTTGCAATCATCGAAAGGCAATAAGATGATTGGTTCGGGGCATAACTAACTATTCTACGCTGCGGCATACTACTTACGAATCATCACTGGTTCATAATTAGGT